AAAAAACATAATCTTAAATTAGTAGAGTCAGAAAAGATATTATATTCGGAAAGAGGTTATTGTGGAACTCTTGATATTATAGCAATAGACCCTGATGGAAATATTTGGTTAATAGATATAAAAACCAGCAAAGGTATTTTTATAAATATGATTCATCAAGTACACGGATATAAACTTGCTTATGAAGAACAGACAGGCAAGAAGATAAATAAAATGTATGTAGTAAGACTTCCTAAAACTGATGAGGATTTTGAAGCTAGGCATATATCTTATAAGAAAGAACATATTAAAGCATTTCTTGGATTACTACATTGTCATAAATCCGAGTTATTATTTAATGAACAAGTGCGTAAGTTTAATCAATTAAAAAGAGGTAAGAAATATGTATCAAAAAAGTAAATTCGATATGCCTTTTTGTGGTTTATCATTAAAACTATATGAAACTGGCAAAAAAGCACCAAGTTATGAATACACAGCTTCATCTTCAAAAGCTAAATTTATGTGTAGCTTAACCAAAAAACTATATGGATTAAGTCAAGTAATGGAATGGTATAAAACACCACAAGTACAAGCTTATGCCCAACAAGGATATATGCTTAAATGGGGTAGTAAAATCCAAGAAGCTAAAGAAACTAAATATGGTGCTGATTCCGAGCAAGTGATTTGTCTTTATATGGTTAAACCTTATAAACCAAATGATGTTGATGGATTTAAAAAAGTACAAGTTCCACCAGTACAACCAATGCCACAAGCTATACAACAAAGCCAAGTTAGTGTAGAAGTAGATAAAGAGATGGATGATGATTTACCACCTTTTTAAACTATGGCAGAAGATAAGACATACGAAAATGAGATTGTTATTTCCTCTCAACAAAGAGGAAGTAATGATCTTGAATACAGACTTGACGAAAGCCAAAGAAAAATTGAAGCTTTACACAAAGAATTGGATTTTAAAAACGAGGAGTGTCAAGCTTTGTATTTAGAAATTAAAAATCAACATAAAATAGACCAAGCCCACAGAAAATTAAATGGAGAGTTAAGACTCCAAATAACAAGTCTTGAACAAAAGATTGTTGATATGAAAAAAGACGCAAAGGAAATGTTAAACTACCCATAGGAGATAAAATGACATTAAATTTAAACAGTAAAGAAGCATATAAAAAAATGACAGAAGCTTCAGATGAATGGAGTGTGTGGCAATCAAAAGAAATTATATTAGACGAGGGAAGAAAAGCTATGTTTAGTAAATGTGTATTAAAATATAAATCTGAAAGTAAATCTATTGCAGAAGCTGAACATAAAGCTAGAACTGATCTTGATTATCAAAATGTAGTTAAAAATTATGCACACGCAGCAGGACAACTTATTAAAGCCAAACTTAATTATAATAATTTAGATAGATACGTTTCGTTAAGACAAAGTGAAGTAAAACGAGATTTAACTCTTGCTGGAAAACAAGAGGGATAAGAAATTCAGACTCTGCCTAGCGGTATTTCTGAATCTACTTGGGCGATACATTAAATTCCTTTCTGTTTTCGCCCTTGTGGTAACTAAAAGGAGAACTATGGATTATTTATATATAAACAATAAAGGTAAATATGAGAGGTTTGAGAATAAAAAAGAACTTAAAAAAACATTGTTCTTTTTATTAGGTTTAAGTCTTTTAGGTTTATCAATCGGTGTATTATATTTAATGACGAACTATATCTAAACCTGTTAAATCAGTAGTAGGTGTAATTTCTCTAAAAGTATAATTGTGTTCTAAAACATAAGCTTCGTGTGTTTTGTTTAATTGAAATAAAGTATTTTGAACTCTAGGAAAACTTGGTTTTTCATCAATAAAAATAAAAGAAGCAAACATACCAAATGGATTATGATAGCTTTGAATCTTAACTTCTAATTCAGCAATAACCAAATCAATTTCATTAATAGACTTCTTTTTTTTAGATTTCTTTTTAAACAATTCGTTAAATCCTAACATTATTTTTTCTTATTCCTATTTAATACCTTATCTGTCATTTTGGTACTAAAGGTTGCAGTAAAAACTATAATAACTAAATACCAAACACTATCAGGAAGATCATTAATAATTCTTACCCATTCTTCAAATCTTCCTCTTGTACTTTCAAACCAGCCTGTACTTAACATTCCTATGAGCCAAATTAATAATATTTCATCTTTAAATGACTTGTCTTGTGATTTAATTCTTTGAACATCAACTTCTTTACAGGCTTCTATTTCTGCTTGTCTTATAGTTTTAACTTTTTCTTCTTTATGTTTAAAATGACTTATTGCTTTGTTAGCAATCATTTTAGTTAATGGATTTTTTAATAAAGCTAAAAACATTATATTAATTCCTTTATATATTTATTGTAACGAATATTAGTATTGACCAATAAAAAAAGAAGAATAGATAAAGAAAAAAAAAGTGCATAATTGCATCGTGTAATAAACCCATTTTTCATAATTTACAATAGTTCCTTTCCCAGTTTGGCATAATGAATAATCTTGTCATATCGTTCTTCATCTGTTTCTCCATCTTTCTTTCTTGTTGCGTACTTCACAATATTGCCATCAATAAAGTTAAGCTTATTAGCCACTATGTATTCTATTGGCTGGATAGCATTATCTAGGTAATGATTACCCCCACTTTGTTCTTCTAAAGCACTCTCTGTCGCTGTGTGTTCCTTTAAAGTACCATTTTTGTTCACTTTATATCTCCAATCCAATTTCCTTTACTATTTAATACCATAGGAAGAAGTCTAGGAATACCATTATTTATGATACCACAACCCATAATAAACCTAGTTCTGAAGTTTTTAGCATAAGCAAAAGCCATATGTTTTTGTGCAGCTAAACACCCTACGTTCATAGCAAAAAATAGATTATCAGGATTTGCCCAATAGCTTATAACAAATTTGGTATGATAATGACCTTGAACAGCACTCATACCCATTGTTTGAGATACTTTTAATACATCAGCACTTCTTCCGTGAGTAAAAAAGCATCGTTGTTTATTTGACATAGTAAGAGTTAAATCATCAACCCATTTCCATTTCTTTGTACCTAAAAATTGTCCATAGTCTTTTAAGAACTCTCGACTCAATCCATATTTTAAAGCACGTCTATAAACTAAACTACTATGATTTGATTCTACTTCTACCATTTGAGGAAATATAGATTCTAATTCTTTAACATATTCTTTTGATCTTTTTAATTCATCTCCAGCAGACATTAAATCTGGATCGTGAGTGTGCATATTAATTGCGTGGAAATCTAATAGATCGCCAATGTTGACAATAAAGTCTGGCTTAAATTCTTTTTTAATTTGTTTTAAAAATGTAAAGCTATCAGGGTGTTGATAGGGAATATGAAGATCGGATATAACTAAAATTGATTTAAACATATACTATTTAGTGTATAGTTTAAAAAGTGAATTATTGCAATAGAGTGAACAGTAAGTGAGTCGTAGCAATTAAACAAATAGTCCACATCACTTTTTCCATTCGTGAAATTCTCATTTCTAAATGGGCAATATGATTCCCTCGTATGTGTTGAATATCTTGTTTAAGTAATTCTAAACTACCCTCAATACGAATTATTGCTTCTCCATTTTTTTGACTTTGTGATGCCATTACTTTTTCTTCTTTTTCTTCTTCTTTTTTATTACTTTTTTATATGCCATTTTTTTCTCTTTGTTTATAGTCTTAAATAAATTATTCAGAAATTCAATTCCTTTTAAAAACATATTATTCTACTACTTGTCCTTTTTTCCAAATCATTTCTGGTAATCCATTACTATATGATTTTCCGTCAAATGTTAATACTTGTTTTCTGTTTGCACCTTTTTCATTATAAGAAACGTGACACCAACCAGCTTGTCCATCATCAGGTTTATAAAATTCTAATATTAATTGGTCAAAGTCGCAATTATCTTGTACCCAATAAGCTACTTGAATATTTGCAACTCCAGCTATTTCAAAATCAACAGCTTGACCTTTAGTGTGCTGTGATGAGTCTGATGATCCTAATTTTCTATTAACTTCTAGTGATCTAAAACCACTATTAATAGTTACAGGCTTATCAAACTTTGCTCTAACTGGCTCTAATATTTCATAGCATAAGTTCTCTAAATTCTTAACATCTCCGCTATGAGGAGTGTTGTTAATTCCATTTCTCGCAGCTATTTGAGATTTGGTAAATTCTTTTAATTTAAAATGTTTTGACAGTTGCATTGTTAAACTCCTTTTATTTGAATTGCTTTCCTATTGACCAGTTAACTAAGCTTTCTCGTTTACCTTTGGTTATGGGTAGAACTTGATGGTGAATAAATGAAGGAAAAACTATAATTGTTCCTATATCTTTTGCATCATCAACTGTTATTATATTGAGTAAATTTTTTTTATCACTTTGTACCCACTTAAATTGAAAATCTCCACCCTCGTATTTTGTTTTATCTGTTAATTGTAAAGTAAGAGATAATTTTCTTGTCTTACCATTAATATTTTTACTTTTATGTTTTATAACATCTGAGTCTTGATCTGTGTGCCACCCATAATAATGACCTTTTTCATAGATAGTAAATTGTGATGTTTCATTCCAATCCCATTGAAAATTCCAACCTGCTTTTTTATTGGCAGTATGAATAAAAGGATTAATAATATCATAAATCCATTTATCTTCTAACCAAGCAACTTTACAATTTCTTTTACTCTTATCTATTCCTTTTAAAGTAGAAGCTTTTTCTATTATTTTTTTACGACCATTTTTTAAAATCTTCTCACAAGTTTTAATTGGAATTGCTTGTTTGAAATAAAAATAATTATGATTTAATATCATTTATGTTATTTCTTCCCAGTTAGTTATTGATTCATTCCATTTAAGATTTACTCCATCTTCAGGAGGAGTAACTGGAGCCTCCCAAATACAAGTTGTTGTATTTAAAATCCAAGAAGCAAAAGGTTGTGGGTGAATAAAAGCATCTTTGTCTGTATCATACGTTG